GCTCACTTTCAACCTTAATTCCCATCTCCAATTGAGAATTTAAAGTTTTTAATGAAATTTTATGTTTTTTCGCAATTTCTTCTGGGGACATATACTTCTTTATAGGTCCCTTTGGGTCAGTAGACTCTTCAATGAATTGTGAAAAAGTTTTCATTTGTTTTTAAATTATTTATTGTCTGTAAATTCTTGCTTAAGTAATTTTTGCAGTTCTGCTGTAGAACCAACGAATAAAGTATTATTAACTGTGCTTGGTGATTTTACCTCAGTCTCATTTAATTTTTTCATTTTTTGTTGCAAATCAATTAATTTATCTGTTACATCTGCTGCGTGTTTTATTCCCTGAAAAACAACTTCATATGCTCTTGGGCTATCACTTTGCTGTGCAACTTCCAAAACTTCATCTACTGCTTGCTGTGCTTTTTGAATTAGTGAATATAGATTTCCCCTAGTATATTGATAATCTTCGTCGTAACAATCTATCGGAGATTTTTTATTTATTTTTTGAGTACTTTTAAATTCATCAATAACAATATCGTTTGAAACTGGTATTGGTTCTATATCTAAAGATTCATTTATTTGATCAAAGTTGTTTTTCATAGTGATACATCCACTCCCTTTGTGGTACTATAAATTTTCCCATCACCAAAATCAAAACGAGATTCACTAAATCCAAAATCATCATCAGGTTCAATTAAATTATTATCAGTTGCATTTATGATATCAACTGATGAATTTATTGAATGTGGAGTTGCAATAGTGTTATCTTGCCCCCTCAATACCTTTAATGTATTTCCATCAATACTCTTAATGAACATTTCCTCATTTTCAACCATAATATAAGTGTTGGCACTCAATAAAGATGAATTGGAAACTTCAATTTCAGTAACATATTCATTAATTTCCTCTGATAATACGGTTGTATTATCATTATTATAATCCTTAATTGCCCTTGGAGTTGCCGTATATCGTAATTGTCTTGATGAATTTTTTGTATTCGTATCTGTATAATAATCAACTTGAACTTTTTTGATTAGTCCTTCTGTATTGTCAGCAATTGGACCAAATATGTAAGTTTTTGCAACAAAATTTAAAGTATAAATCAAAACTCTTCTAGTTGTAAAATCACTTTCATAATTATCTTCCATTTGAATATTTTCAAGTATCATTGGAACATCTTTTTTTTCCCCAATGGATGACACTAAATCAATAGTTAACGTGAATGAAGGTTGAAAAAATGGCAAAATTTGCTCCAAAATTTGCAACATATCATCATTATATTTGGCCATTATACTTAACTTTATTCCCAAATTATATGGGACTGGCATATAAACTTTAACTGCTTTATTCTGATTATCAGAATTTAATGCTTTAAATGTTTGTACTGTGGAAACCTTTCTACTTGCATCATAATTAATACTTGACAATTCAAAAGACATACGAGGAAGAGTCATAGCAACTCTTTTTCTTAAGTCTGGTTTTTGTTCTAGTCTTGCTAGAAATTTTTGCACAGGACCATATGCAATTGGAACTTTTATTAAACTATAGTCAGTTCCATCTTGCTCTTCGTGCTTAATTAAAATATTATTAAAAAGCGTACCAAAAGATATTACTGTCTTTCTTATAATTTCGTGATAACTATATGTTCCTAACATAATCAAACACTTTATAATTATTTAGTAATTAATAATTAGTAATCACCAAAAGGATTTCTTTGAGTAAAATCTAATATTGAGTCTGATTCGTCCTCTATTTCAATATTTTCTGCATAGGGATCATACAAATCGTCAGTTTCTATTGAAAATACTTTATGAGTTGCCTTTGAACCAACTATAAGTTCCCCTAAAGCAAAGTTTCCATTCGCAATAGAAACTTTAAGGACTTTTGTATCTGCGTCCCAATTTTTAACATATGCTGTTGTTCCTGTGGAGACACCCCGAACTGCTTCATTGAAGACGAAATTGCCAGTTGATGTTCCAACGGGAGAACTCAAAGTAATGCTTGGGATAGACGTGTACCCCGCACCAGAGTTGGTAAATCTAATTGCAGTCACTATTCCTGATGAATTTATAAATGCTTGTGCAGTTGCATTTACACCACCTGCAGGGGCAGAAGAAATTGAAACGTTTGGTGCAGAAGAGTATCCAGAACCATTAGTTAGTAATGAGATTTGACCAAGAGAACCAGTAGCAATAACTGCTGTTGCAATGCCACCATTTCCAGTATCGCTTACTATTTCAACTTTTGGTACTGTTGTGTATCCCGCACCAGGATTTATAAGTACAATTTTATCAATAGAACTACCCTTTCTTGGTGGTCTATATGTCATAATTGCAACTGCTGTTGCATCTATTCCCCCAGCAGGTGCTTTTTCAATTTTAATTGTGGGAGTTGTCAAATATCCAGTTCCATCATTTATGAGATCAATATATTGAACCGATTTTTCTGAAGGTAAATTTGAGATATTTGCTGTTGCTGATGTAGATCCAGATGACACCATTGTAATTGTTTGAATATATCCAAAATCTTTAACAGATTCATCAACTTCACTAATAGATGTGGAAATATTTTCATCTTCATATTCAAATATTTCACATTTTAATTGATAAACATAAAGATTATTTAATTGATAAAATGGTTGTTTACCTTCTACATATTTGATTTCAAATAGTGAATTGTCCAGGGGAAAATATATAAGATCACCCTCTTGTGGTCTTGTTGAAACTTTTATTTGTTGGTCTGAAACTAAAAATGGGGAAATAAAATCTTCATATCTTTCTTTTGATATAATTAAATTTAATTCATCAGTTGTTTTTACTCCAAACTTACTCAAAATATCACCTTGCCCACCAAATCCGTCAAAGTTCATTACATATGCTTCTAATCTAAAACTATCATCAAATCTTGAAACTACTACTTCTTTAATAATAGTTTTTTCATTGATAAATTTTCTGGGCATATAAACTATATCTTGTCCATACATCCTCAATTGTTCATTAATTAAATCTTGAACAAGTCTTTGTTCACTTGTTGAACCATTTAAAAAATAGGGATTTAATGGTGCCATTATCCGATCATATCCATAGGTGGTAATTCATATTCATTGTGTAATTGTTCTTCAAGTTTTTCTAGTTCTGCTATAGCATCATCATATATTTGTCTTCCATTTAATGAAATTCCTCCAGGAAGTTGAACTCCATTAAACTTAATTAAGTTTTGTCCCCATTGCTTTTTAATTAATGAAGTTAGATATTTTTTTAACCACCAATCATTATATACCTTTGGAAAATCTGAAGGATCTACAAATCTAAAACAATCAATAATAATATAACTATTACTATTGACCATAGCCCAATCAATATCCAAATACAATCTATGTTGTTTTTTATTAAATCTTAGTTGAACATCAGGAGTGATAATTCTACTAATGTCTTCAAGGTGAGTTTTAACCATTGCATAATTTAATAAATCTAATGCTCCATAATAATACAAATCATTTAAGAATAATTGATATTTTATATTAAATAGTCCACTTGATATTGTATTTGCGTCAGATTTAAAAACATTAAAAACACCAATTACACTATCTGGGAGTTGTATAAAATTATTTGACTCTTCATATGATATTGAAGTTATTCCAACATTTGTAGTTGCACTAGTTGTAGTAACACCTGTTCTTACTATATTCTTTTCCTCTGGAGTTAATTTATGCTTTAGATAAACTCTCTCCATCCCATCAAAATGCCTTTCATTGAAATATTGTATAGCATCATCAACCAAGTCATCAATTTGGTCGTCGTCTACATTTATTTCTAAAACTGGATATCCAAGTTTTCGTAAACAATAATCAATTAAACCTTGTCTTGTTGATGGTTGAGCCATTTTTTTATGCCGTTGTAGTAATTCCAGGTGTAACTAAAGCACTTCCCTCTACCACTCTTGTTTTTACTCCAGTTGAATCATTTTTTAACAAAATATCATAAGAATATCTTCCAGGTTTTAATGCAGAAGTTATGGATGATGCTAAAGAAATTACAATTTTTCCTTGAGTTGGGGGAGAAATTATAGATGTGCTAAAATTTGCTGATGTGTTTAGTGATAAAGGACTTTTTTTCAGCATTGAGTAGACACTATAGTTAGTCAAATTAAAAGCAGAATTTGACTCCCCATCTTCAAGAGTAAGTAACTGACTAAAATCAGACCCTGATGGAATTACTATATTGACTACGTATATTGACATTATAATAATTTTTTATTTTATAGTATTTATGGATGATTTTCCGTTAGTTTTCTCAATAAAGTTTTAATTTCTGATAGTTCATTTTTTAAATTTTCGATTTCTTGTTTTTCACTCAAAGATTCAGTTTTTAACTTTATATACTCTTGATATTGATAGTCATTGCAATTCACAATTGCATTAGTATTTTCGTCCCTATAAAGTCCTTTATGTCCTTCTACTGGTATCATATTGTTGCGATAATACGGAGATCTTTAATAAGAGGAACCTGTGATTGGTTTGTTCCTGCCATAATAATTTTAACTTGGAATCCATTGAATAATGGTAAATTCTTTGCAGTAAACTCATAACTTCCATAATCATTTATAGTATTAGATGACTGTACAAATCTGTCTGGATTTCCATTATTTTTAGATGGATCTATAACATTACCATTTTGATCCAAGTTATCATAACCTGGGAAAAACTCCCAAACTTGCTGCTCATCTGGAGTATCATTTCTCAATAGACGATAGAGAACCCTAATATCATTAGATTGATGTCTATAAGCATCAAATAAAACTTTTAGATTATCTGATGATTTTTCTAGTTTTACTATTTTTGATAAGTAAATTGCGGAATTTGGATCACCAGTTAGTTGATTGACTCTTGGGTCAGTTAAATAATTTTTAACTGGGGAATCAATTCTATTCATAGTTGTAATTAAACTTACACGATCAAAATCAATTACAGGAGAAACTTTAGAGTCCTTTGTCTCCAAAGACATCTCAATTGTTAATGATTTATTTCCAGGTAGTGAACTTAAATGAAAATCTTCATTGACTTTAGAGCAAATCATTCTTGAAGATCTAAATTCATTATTTGAGTTTAATGATATATAATCAAAACCATTGTCAATAAATGATATTTCATTGCCATTTACACTAGTTGCAGATGTTGTGCGTATTTTTGTATCTATTGAAGTTCTATCTGGTAACATTGTAATTATATTTGGTCTAATGCTATTAAACACTATATTTTGAGTTGCCTTTGGTCCAGTCAATGAATTAAGTTGTGGTGTATTTGTTAAGTAAGAACCGCAAGATTTTGATTGATTGAAAAATAGTTCAGGACCAACAGCATTTCCAACAGTTCTATCTGTTCCAGTCTTAGATGATGTATCAACTTTTAAATAATAAGAATCCATTTCAATTGGATAATTAATTACATCAACATCGGTGAATGTATGAGTTTTATTGATTCTTCTCAATGAAATGCCATTCATTTCATATTTAAATACTAAAGATTTTGCTGTATGTAAAGTTGGTATTGTCCCATCTACTCCCCTATTTCCTGTTATTCCTGTTAATGAATTTCCAGAAACTCCAGTATATCTAATAATTTCTTGATCAATTAAAACATATCCTGGATTAGTTGGGGAGACTGCAACATTCTCAAAAGTTGTGAATATAGAACCAGAAGAAACTACAATATTATCTGTAGATGTAGCAGAGTAATCACTAATTAAAGTTTCTGGTGAATAATCAGATTCAATTCCACTCAAAATTACTTGATTGTTTGCTGCATACATTCCGTGATTATTGTGATTTACTTTAAAATACAATCCATTTGTTAGTTCCAAAGAACTGGTCACTAATGCATTAGTAATTTCTGAACCATTATTTATTAAAGTGTAGGAACCAGAAGTGTCTAATCTTCCTTGAATGTTTTCAATAACAAGTGAATTGAATGAAGAAATAATTCCAGAATTATTCGGAATCGTCAAAATTAAATTCTTTCCAAATCCATCCGTATCGGAAGAATTCACAGTTAGAGTATCTCCAACTTTATATCCAAAACCACCATCAGTGACTGTTGCCGCAACCGCAACTCCACCAGACACTGAAAGACTTACTTTTGCATTATTTCCAAATCCAGTAAGTGTTTTTAGATTTATATTAGAATACACTTTTGGTCCAGAGGTAAAACCTATTCCCGCATTCGTTAAAGTTAATGTTGAATTGATTCCAATGGCACCAACAAGTGATTTTAACTTTCCGGTAAAATTAGCATTTGAAGTTTGACTTATTGTATTTCCAACAACCAAAGAACTTTGTTGAGCAGAAGATAAACTAGTTCCAATTCCAACTAATGCCGAATTTGAATTTGTATTGATTGGATTTGGTCTCAATGAAACTATTTGATTGTTCCCAACTCCTAACTCTGGATTATAAAATCTAATTGATGCTGGTGAAGTTACAAAATCTGCTCTATACAGAGTGAATTTCAAATCTTCTAGTTGACTTGGATCCCAAGTAGAACCATTTTGTGATTTAAATAAAGATCCAAGGGTTGGTTGTTGCGAGACAACTATTTTCTCGGTTTTAGGTTTATCGATTGTGGAAACATCTGTTTCACCCATCATAGAAATCCAAACATTATATTTATTTGAAGATGAAAGCAACACAATTGCATATCCACTACCCACTGGTTCTAGATATATTGGAGATGGGAATGTGAATGTAGTGGGGATAGTTCCATCTTCAGAGATATTCACATCTTTTGCATCTAATACAACTTCACCAAAAGGGAGGATTTCTTGAGTTGGAGTTCCATCTCTCATAGTTCTAATTTGAAGAGTCACCGGGATTCCTTTGGTGTCCTTTGTCCTAAAATAAATATCACATTTTGTTATAAATACACCGTTTCTATCTGCAACTTCAAATGACTGCGCCAATGGGTCAACCCATCTTTGACTTGTTGTTGTTCTTCGTGCTGAAGCAGTATTTGTTACTAATCTGGTCTCAGTTTCTGATGCTTCTTTTGATTCTGTTTTTGGTAATCTTTCTATATTTGCATTTCGAATGCGAAGGGTTGAATTTTCAACAACATCTAAAGAACCTTCTGAGTAAAAATTAGTTTCGGCAGTGCTTTCATTTGATGTGACAACTGTAGAATTTGTAGGGCTGGTAGTCAAAACAAGAGTTTTTCTTCCAGTTTCAAACGAAGGTGTTGATGGAATAGTAGAATCTGGAATAAGCAAAGACCCTATGAAACCCCCAGAAGAGTCACTTATTAATCTAATTTCAGAAACTGTTGCAACTGCTTGACTGCTTTGCCCGACAAGTTGCATTCCTTGTGCCACTGATCCATAAAAATTGGATTCGGAATTTATTGATAAACTAGCAGTATCAACATTTAAAATAGTTGT